CGGTTAGGGTCTTCAGATTCTCCAGCTGACTTTATTACTTCAGTTTTTAGAGTAGTTTTTGGAAGTGTTTTTATAGCGCATTCGGAAAATATTGGCGTTTGCTTCTTTGCTCTAATAAGTGTCTTTTTGTTTTTGACAATATCCGAAAGTGTCATATTTGCAAGGTCTACTATCATTTTTTTACAATTTTTTTACATTTCACGATTTTGGCCCTTTTGTCCTTTATCGCTTCAATTGCTTCCTTTTTTGGAATAGTTACTTTTATTGTTTCTTTTTCCATTGTAGTGCTTTAATGTTCAAAAATATAAAAACTATTGCAAAAAATCATATTTTTGTTAAAGTTTCAAATTTAATTATTTACTGTTATGAGTTCACAAAATGAGGGTTTTTTTAGTAATATGCTTAACATATTCCAACGAAATAACGACCCCTATACTTTGACGCCAGCCATGGGGCTGCAATATTTCAACTTTCAGAAAGGAGAGCAATATATTAGCATCGACGGCCGCGAGTCTGAAATATTAAGAACAACCCCCCAGCTTTTTGCAGTAATATATCGACGCGCTCAAATGCTGGCAAACGGTAAATTTATTCATTACGACAAGAACGGTGAAGAAATTGAAAATAGTAAAATAGTTGAATTTTTAAAGCGTCCCAACCCATTCCAGAAACAAAACGAATGGATAATTCAGCAGGATATTCAAAAATCTACTTACGGAAATACTTTCATTTACATCTTAAAGGGGTCCGCACTTTCTGAAGTCCCTGCAGCGCTTTGGAATTTAGCGCCAAAAGGTATAGTTATCGAAAGAACTGGAAAAATCTGGAAGCAAACAGAGGCCGACGCGATAATAAAATCTTATAACATGAACTTAAATAAAGGGACTGGAAAATATGAAGATTCTTTTTTGCCTAGTGAAATTCTACACCGAAATATTCAAGACGTTGACGACCCTATCACTGGCAGCAGCCCGTTCCATGCGCTTCAAATGCCTATTAGTAACCTTCGCGGCGCTTATGGGTTTCGGAACGTTTTAATTACTGAAAAGGGTGCTATCGGTATGATTTCAAATAATTCGACAAGTACGGCGGGCGCAATTCCTTTAACATCTAAAGAGCGCGAAAATTTGGAGCGACAATTTAGCGAAAATTATGGAATAAGCGACAAGCAGCGCCGTATTATAATGTCAAGCGCTTCGCTTAGTTGGAACCCAATGAGTTACCCGACCAAGGAAATGATGTTATTTGAAGAAGTTGATGAAAATACAAGGACTATAATAGACGCTTACGGGTTGAATGAGGCGCTTTTTTCACTGGGAAAAGGTACTACTTTCGACAACTACAAAGAAGGTGAAAAAGCTGCTTACCAAGATACTATAATACCAGAGGGCGAAGATTTAGCCAATGGCTTAAGCGATAAACTTGGACTTACTGAAAAAGGGGAGCGCCTAGAATTGGATTTTTCACACGTCCCAGCGTTACAAGAGGACCAAGAAAAAGAAGCGAATATAATTAAATCAAAGGCGGACGCTATGAAAATTTTAATTGAGTCTGGAGTATATACAGCTGAAGAGGTAAAGGAAATTATAGAGATATAAAAAAGCGCTAACCTTTGAGGCCAGCGCTTTTGATTTACCTAACTATGTCAAATGCTTAAAGCACTAAAATAGTAATTTATTTCTTCTCTTGGTCCTTATGCGGGAAAATGTCAATTATTTTTGACTCTTTCAACTCGCTTACTTTGAATTCACCTAAAACTTTGCTAAGCGATTCCCTGAGTCTTTCGTCTGCGTCTTTTATGTTTTCAGCTTCAATTAAAATCAAAAGCGTTACATTTTTTGCGCTTTCTCTATCAGTGTCCAAGCTATCATAATGAATTTTTGCTCTAAACCATTCGCCGCAGTCGTCATAATTGAAAATATCTGAAATTTCGACTGGCGTAATATTTGAGACTTTAAACTCCCCGCGAATTATCTGGCCCAGTTCTTCGTAAATTCTAGCCTCTGCATCTGTGAACGAAAGCGCCGCAACTAAATAGGATTCTGTTACCCTTTTTAGCGCTCCATTGTCTAGCTGCTTTATATATTTCACTTTTGTTGTGTACCATGTATTTAACCCCATTTCTTTTTAGTTTTTGGTTATTAAAATTTAATTAATTGTTTTCTAATTATTTAGCATTAAGTTCTTTAATGGCCCAGTTTTTAAAGGCTTGAAATTTTGCATTAATATCAGTTACTTTTATCGATATTTCTGGGTCCTTAACCTTTGGCAGTTCAATAGTGCATGACTCAAGCGCTGCCTTTACCTTGTCGATGTCTGGAGCCTTTGCCGCCTTCTTTGCCTCTTCAGCTTCTTCTTTCTGTCTTTTTTCTTCTTTGGCTTTAAGGTCAGCGGCTGCCTTTTCTAGTGCTTCGCGTTCTTTTCGTTCCTTGTCAATTATTTCCTGAAGTTTTGCGCGCTCTTTAGCGTCTGCCTTCTCTTTTTCTTCGCGTTCCTTTTGAAGTTTTGCCAGTTCAGCAGCTGCCTTTTTCGCAGCCTCTTCAGCTTCTTTTCTTTTGCGTTCGTTTTCTAACCGTTCGGATTCTCTGGCTTCAGCCTCTTCCTTTTCCTTTGCAATGCGCTGCTCTTCAGCTATGCGCTCGGCCTCTTTCTTTTGTTCAAAGTTCAATTTAACACCATTAAAATAGTTTTCCCAAACTTCTGGGGCCATGTGTTCGACGTTTATGCCATAGCCGTCAATTTCATAGGCCGCAAGAATTTCGCAGCGTTCAGCTTTTAGCTTTTCGCGTGCTTCAGCTTCTAACCTTTCGGCGTGTTTTTCAATTGTTAAAGCATCTTTTTGTGTAAGTCTAGCAAAGCCATCCACTGCATTAAAAAGCCCCATGATGTAGCGGTCTTCTATTTTAATCAGTTCTTTGTCTTCATCTTTTACTTTCTTGGCAGCGCTGCAAATTCTGCCTAGATTAATGCGCACGCGCTTGGCTGTTTCTACGTCTTCAGAATTGTCTACAGTTAGGCCCTTAAGTTTTTCGGCTTCGCTTTGCGCTTCAATCATTAGCGGCGCATAATTCAACGCAATGGCTTGGGCCTTGCTTAATTCTAGCCCAGAATTTTGAACATTTTGCTCTAATACTGCAGGCAGTTTTTCGGTTGTTTTCATATTATATTGATTTGATTAATAAACGTATTCGGGCGGCGTTAGCCTTTCGGGTTGCTCTGGTTTTTTAACTTCGAACGCTTCAGCAATTCGGTCGGCTCTTTCTAACTGTGAAACCTTCCAAATTTGCCCCATTTTCCACCATAAGAAAACCGCAACGCCTGCCATTAAGCAGATTGCTATAAATGTCAAAGTCTTTTCCATGATTACGCCGCGAATTTACCGAAAGAACCATTAAACCACGAAAGTAAAAGCGCTTTATCTTCTTCGCTTTCAAATTTCCAAGAAAATTCTTTTATAGCCATTTCAACGGCCTCGGTTTTGTCGCTCCCCGTTGACATATACCAGCGCGCTTCTTCAATTATATCCTTATATTTTTCGGTAATAGTTCGATTTATTACCCCCGTTTGCTTTGCGTATGTGTTTAAAATTGAGTTCATGGCTTTTAAATTTATGGGGGTTTTTACGCCCCCGTTTTATTAAATAGTTGCTTTTTTGTTTAAGTAGTCCCATTCTAAAAAGGGTGCGCTAGAATATTCTGAATACGCTAATTGTACGCCGTTTAGTTTTACGGTTCTTGTGATTAAATCAAAATCATAAATGATTTCCAATTTTCCGCTTTCGTGTGCTTTTGTTATCGTTTTGTTCATGTTTATCGTTTTGTTAAAACAAATATAAGTAAAAACATTTAATAAAATGCAACAAAGTGAAAAAAAAAGATAAAAAAAAACAATAAAAAGGGGCCGCCGTTTCCAGTTGCCCCGATTTTGGTGGTGTTTATTACCGCCTTGGCATCGTTAAAATTTTGGGTAAATGTTATACTTAAAACAAATATCGTTGATTTTTGCTAGGAAATTGCTGCGATACATTTGGCCATTGTATTCGACAACTTGGCTAATATATTGCTGCCCTTTTATTATTTTGAAGTCATTAAGCACGGCCTTTAAAACTGTTTTCTTTTCTTCAGGTGTTAATTTTTTTAGTAAAGTTTCACGGTCCTGAGTCTTTAACCATTTACAAGCATCGCAGAAAATAGATTCTTGAGCCGTCTTTTTTACTTCGCTATGAACGTGGCCATTTTTGGCCGTTGATTTCTTTGCCATTTTATACGATTTGTTAAAGTGCTAAAATAGTAATTTATTCAATATGTTGCGCAAATGCTTCCCAAGTGTCTGGGTAATAGTTTAAGAACATTCTAGCAAGTCCCGCAAGGCTGTCAGGCGCATCGTCGTGCTTATTTCCGCCGTTCTTTCTGTATTCGCATAGATTAACCATAAAGCGCCCGTAATCCGTGGACCTATCGAAATTATTTTGAAATACAAAATATTTCTTAATAAAGCCCGCCATTGTTTGAATTCTTACGTGTTTGTTTCCTTTTGCCACTATGTCAATCAATGCAGTGACCCCGTTCAGTTTTGGCTCTGGGTTAACGTTCATTAAATTGTTATAGAGTCCGCCGCCAAAATTTGCCTCAACTTGCATAAATTCAGGAATGTGCTTATTTGCTAGTCTTATAGTGCTGGCGACGTTTGTATCTGTCCCCTCTTTTGTAAATAATGCATCGACTAAAAAAACGCTTTGGCCCTTGAGTTTTCCAATTGGCACACTGTGATTATCTTGGCCCTTGTCTGCTACGTCTACAAATCCGCCGCACGCCTCTGGGTTGGTTAAGTCTGTAGTTTCTGGGTCGTAATAATTTAATTCATCTTTAGGGAATAAAAGCCCATCTTTAGGGCTTGGGTTTTGCATATATTGAGACTCGAAAACGGCCTCGTTTACTTCTTTCAGGTGGTTAAGTTCTTCTATCGTGTGCTTGTGAGGCCAAAGAGCAGCCCCGTCCGCTTTAATAGCTGGAAGGCTTAAAACAGTCCACTCTTCTGGCTCAACGTCTAAAAGGTACCCGCTTAAGTCCATAGGATGAAGTCGCTGCATTACTATAATAATCGGCGTATTTCTTGAATTAGTCCTGCTTCTAATTGTCGAATCGAATCGATTGTTTATTTTTTCCCTTATCGTGTCGCTGTCGGTGTCGTCTGGCTTTATAGGGTCGTCGATAATAATAGCGCCGCCGAATCCTTTGGCGTTTTCTATGTCGGTCATTATTTTGTCAAAGTCTTCGCCTTCTTCGTCTACTTTTCCCGCACCGAATCCAGTAACTTGACCGCCCGCACTTGTCGCATATACGCCGCCGCCGTCTGTCGTGTACCACTTTTTTTTACTTTTCGAATCCTTTTTTATTTCGACATTGTAAAACTCTTGAAACTCTGAAGATTGCATGAAGTCCTTAATTTCTTCTGAATTGTCTAGGGCCAGCGTTTCGGAATAGCTTAAATGAATGAATTTAGCCGCTGAATTCATGGCCAAGCAATAAGCAATAAAATTTTTCACCGCTATTTCAGTCTTTGAATATCTGGGCGCAATGTTTATAATTAGGCGTTTAGTTTTGCCGTTAATTACGTCCTGAAGCGCTTGAATAATTTGTAAATGGTGTTCATTCATTACAAACTTTCTGCCGTTGAATTCCTTAAAAAAATACCTTATGAAAAAATTGAAATTGTTCAGCTTATACGCTTTTAAATCGTTTTCGCTAATAGTCGTCTTCGAGTTTTTCATTTAGTTCTTTTATCTGTTCATCTGTCAGTTTTTTGGCCTCGTGATTTATTTGCACGATTTTAGTTTCATCTACCCAGCCCATATTTTTAAGGACAAAAATGCCCCCAGTTACGGCTCTTGTTTCGAGCATTAATTCATATTTATGCTCGATAAAAAGAAGCGCTCTTTTTATTACGTGGGAAAACTCTTGTCTTTTTTTGTAATCGTGAAGGGTTGACTTGTCGGAAAATCCTAAATGCAAAGCAAGGCCCGTAACAGTTGGAGAGCCAGAAAGAACCCACTGGCCAGAGCCTTCGCTCGTTTCTTTTAAGTGCTGGCTAATGTATTCGTTTATAGGTGGAATTATTTCCTCAACGGTTTCATAAATCAAAGGGCGGCCGCCGTTGTTTCCTACTGCGAACCTATTGCCTTCAGGTGCTGCCATGGTTAAAATATTAGTTGAATTATTTTTTTTGCGTTTACTATATTGTAAATTACCCCAATGATTAGCACGCCAAAAATGTAGTAAGCGGCTCTTTTTCCAATTGCTTCCTTATAATAGTCAAATTTATTAATTTCTCTAGCCGTTGGCAGTTCTACGTTAACGAAAGGCGACATTATTAGCCTATCGATAAAGACGAGCAAATAAGATAGTAAAAAAAAGACTGAAAGCAGTGCAATAGTTTTTATTTTTTTCATGGTGTTAAATTTGTGGGGCGTATTGCATAGCAAACCAATGCGAATCGATTATAATAGTTTTAATTTTTCGCGCTCTGAGTTTATCGCATTCAGTAAACCAAATATTTAAAAAGTGCGCATAAATTTCGCCGTAAGTTATTTCTTTCGGTGCAATTTTAACATACTTCGCAAAGTCGTCTACAACTTCCTGCAACGGCGTGACTGCTTTGGCGGCGTTTCGAATGTACTTTCTTAAACTTTCGCGTGAATCCAAAGGAATCGCAGGCCTAACCGCTGCAGTGTGGTCACTTTTTCCAAAGTCCACGGCGTCGGTCATTTTTATAGGTTCAATTACTATTGTATTTGCTGGTGACGTATTTAAAATTAAGGGGTTTTTTATTGTCATTTTTCGATTTGTTGAGGTGCTAAGATATAAATTTTTTTAATTTGTCAGCTGTGTGGTGTTCCCATTCTTTGCAGCCTTCTTTTGCTTGGTTTCTTTTTGGGTCGTACTTTTTACAAGTTTTTTCGTGCGTACAATATCCGCAGCCTATTTGATTTTTTATGTTTTGGATTTCTTTTGGTTCTGCAATTGGTCCGCCCTTGTAAAATTTAACGGTTCGGCGGGTCCTGACTGAATTGTAAAAGGCTTCGGCTGCGTGAATCATTCCTATACAGCTAGACATCATTGCAAGCCTTTTAAGTCGGTATTTTTTTGCTGGTTCGATTTCTTCGTTTGCTAAATGTGTCAATTTTTTAGCTTTGTGCTTGAAGTGTTGCGCTTTGTTCATGGCTTAAAATTTTGGGTTTATTTCTTCAAGTGTCATCTGGTTTAGTCCTTGTCTTAATTTAATTATTTCGGACCATTCTGGCGCTTTGTATGTTCGGCCGTTTATTATTATTTCATCATTTTCCTGAAGCGCTCTAATGTCTTCAGTTGTTAGGTTAAAAGTTGCTGTAAACGTGCGGCGCTTTGCTGCCATTTGTACGCGGTGAAAACTTGCATACATTTCAAAGCCATGGAATTTTTCAACTTCGTGGGTTGTTTTAATTTCTACTGGCTCGCTTGCAAGTTCGTGAGTATCTAAATAATTTTTTAGAAGCGGCCCAACGTTTTCGCTATCCATTCCGAACTCTTTAACGCCCCTATTTAAAAACTCTTGAAATTTCTTGAATTTCCTTTTTGCACTGTAGTAATTCCATCTATTTTCTGGAGCCATAAAGAAGACAGTGCAGCCATTTCGTTCGCTGTCAGTATGGATTAATTTACCTTTATCCTGAAGGCTTGAAAGTCTGCTAGTTATTGTCTGGTGCCTAATATTTAGCGCGTTTATTAACTCTTCTTTTGTTGCTCCATTCGGTTCATTTTCTAAAATTAGAATTATGGCCTCTTCTATGCTTTGCGCGTGGTTTTGTGTTATATCATTCCACGCCTTTAATTGTGCTTTTGTTGACATTGTTTTAAGATTTTAGTTAGCATTAATTTCTTAGCGCTTCAATCTTACGCAAAGCACTATCTCTTTTCTTTTCAAAATAATTATATTGGCTACCTAAAAACCCTTGAGTGGGTTTATGTATTTTCATTAAGTGCTTTGCTTCTTGCACCTCTTTTTTAAGTTGTTGTAATCTTGTCATAATTCTGCTCTTAATTAAGTTTTATGGTTAAAGTCCGCAACTGCTCATACACGCAGCCATTAATAATAATATTTATATAAAGCGATGAAACTGCCAAACTAATTCTTTTAATTGTAACGATTTTAGTTCAATCGTTTTTGTTGCCGCCCTTTTAGTAGCGTCACCGCTTAAGGGGTTTTTTAATATTTCCGACATTCTTATAATCGTGTCGATTGTTCGTTTTACTTTTTTCTGAATAGCAAGTTTTTTATTTAAAATTTGCTTTCTTTCGATTTCCATTTGCTCCAAAGTTTTCATAATATTGATTTGTTGAATGTTTGTATAATTATGGGGGGCCTTTACACCCCCCCGCTGTTTTAATAGTAGTATGAGTCTGCTATCATTTCCGCTGTCATTTTCTCAGTTATTTCTGGGATAATTTCCACGGCTCTAAAGCCATTTGATTTAGTAACTTTTTCACCGTTACAAAATAAAGTGCCTCCAATTTTGTAAGCCTCACGATAAAAACATCTGTAACCACACATAAAAGAAATAAATACTTTTTCTAGTTTTTCGAAATATTTAGCTTCCCAAGTTTTTAACTCGTTTTCTAATGCTACAGCAGCAGAATAGTCGCCTTCTCTTTTTAGTCTGTTAATTTCTCTAACTGTTTGACTTCTTAAAGTTTCCGCTTCTTGGTGTCCTCTTACTGTAATTTTTGCCTTTGCCATGTCGTTTAATTTTTATTGGTTTGTTTCGTTGTTCAAATATAAGCAATGTTTTTCATTTGACAATGAAAAAATGCAAAAAAATGTATTTTTTTTTCTTTTTCTTTCAAGTTGGTGTAAAAAAAGCAGGACCGAAGCCCTGCCGTTTTGTTAATTTGTCTTTATTAGTCCCATTCTAATCCTTCCAAAAGGTCAGAGTCTAAAAGGTCATTGCTTAAAGTTAAATGAAGCCAGCCGTCATCTAAACAAGTTTCAAGCTGTCCGCTTCTCATTAATCGACGCATTTCTGTTTCATGTTCTTGTAAACCCGCTTCGCGTAAATTTCTTCTAAGACTTGACTGGCTTAATTCTTCAGTAGTCCAGTGAGAGCAACGCGTTCGGTTGTTGTCTTCTCTCATGTGCATTTCGCCGCTCATTAATGCTTCTTGTAATTCTCTGCTTAAAGTTTCCATTTTTTCGTTTTTAGTTTTTATTAATTTGTTTTGTTTGTCGTTGTTGACATTACAAATATAAGTAACTTATTTCGTTTGACAATGAAAAAAATGCAGAAAAATGAACTTTTTTTTTCATTTTGTTCGCTTTCCTGCATTTATAAAGGGTTTCAG